CCGCAAACATTGGCGACACGATTCGGGTGTTTGACAACGAAGGTCATGCGTCTGCGAATGTGGTGACGATTTCACGCAACGGCAACAAGATTGATGGGTTTGACCGTAATGTGGTGATTAGCACTGACAGAGACGGTGTGGAGTTGGTGTATGTGGGACCTGAAGTTGGGTTTGTGACTCGTGACCAACAAAGCGAAAGACCCGCTCTTGGTTCATTCCAAGGAAGTATTAGTGGATATGTTGTAGGGGGAGTAGACCCTAGTCCTGCAACAATAAACAACATCCAAAAATTTTCACTGGCATCTGATCAGAATGGGACTGATGTGGGTAATCTAACAGCAGCCAAACTAGATGTTGCAATGCAAAGTTCTGATGTTAGTGGGTATGCTTCAGGGGGCAATCCAGCGTTGGATACTATTGAAAAATTCCCATTTGCGATAGATAGTAATGCGACAGATGTTGGAGATTTGACAGGAGCGACTGATGCTGCATCAGGGTCGTCATCATTTACTCATGGATATATCTCTGGAGGTGTAATACCCACTCCCGTTGCCACTAATAAAATCGAAAAGTTTCCATTTGCGATTGATACTAATGGCACAGATGTTGGTGATTTAGTTTTAGCAATGGCGGCAGGTGCAGGTATATCATCACCAACACACGGATATCGTGCCGCTGGTTCTGGTAACGGTCTTCCCCACCCATCAAGAAATAGTGAAATTGAAAAATTTCCATTTGCGGTTGATACGAATGCAACTGATGTCGGTGATATAACAACAGATGTCAATAATCCAGGTGGATGCTCCTCAACAGAAAGTGGATATGTCATAGGTGGTAATGGTCCAAGTCCTTCTAATCCAGGCAACAATGAAAATAATATAGAAAAGTTCCCATTTGCGTCTGATACCAATGCGACTGACATTGGTAATCTCACTCAAAACAGAGCGCAGTTAGCAGGAATTTCTTCAGTTACACATGGATACGGTGCGGGTGGTAATGCCCCACCCGTTGTCAATACGATTGATAAATTCCCATTTGCCTCTAATGGTAATGCTACAGATGTTGCTGATTTACACACCGCACAAAGACAAGGGTGTATGGAAGGAGCGCAGAACTAATGGCAACATGTACATTGATGGAAAGCAAGTATGAGTAAACTTATCGTCAAACCAAACGACTCTGGTATTGGTGAAGTCAAAATCACAGGACCCAATACCAACTCCACACGATATCAGTTGCTTCCTGATGTGTCGGGTAATGTCGTGGTGTCTGATGGTTCGTTGTTGACTGTCAGTCAAGGGGGTAATTCACTCAACTTTGGTGGTGCGACTAAATTGGAAGGTGCAGTTCAAGGACTTCACAAGTGGGAAATTGTCAACTCCAACACCACGCTCACAATCAATCGGAACTACTTTGCCAACACTCGTGGGCAGTCAGATTTGACACTGACTCTCCCTGCTTCTGCGAATGTCGGTGACACTATTCAGGTGATTGACAACGAAGGTTTCTGTTCGTCTAACAACATCTTTATTGCCAACGGTACATCCACTCAAACGATTGATGGGGATGTGCGGAAACTCACATTGGCAACAGACCGTGAAAGTGTCAAGTTGTTCTATACTGGCAGTAGTTGGATAAGTAAGCAACAAGAGACACAAGTTAGATTTAGTGGCGCACAGGGTGAGGTGAGTGGATATAATTCTGGAGGTCAGACCCCAACCAAAGTCAACACAATTGATAAGTTTCCTTTTGCAACAGATACAAATGCGACAGATGTTGGTGATCTATCACAGACAAGAAGTCAAACGGCAGGACAATCATCAACAGTATCAGGATATACAAGTGGTGGTAATGATCCCTCACCAGCAGTAACTGATAGAATTGATAAGTTCCCGTTTGCATCGGACTCTAATGCTACAGATGTGGGTAATCTAACACAAGCAAGAAGAAACTTAACAGGACAATCATCATCAGTATCAGGATATTCATCAGGTGGTTATGCTCCTCCCAATGTGAACACAATTGATAAGTTTCCATTTGCCGTAGATACTAATGCCACAGATGTTGGAGATACGACTCAGGCAATACGAGAAGTAGCAGGTCAATCATCATCAGTATCAGGATATACATCCGGTGGAGTAGCACCCCCTAACGTAAATATAATAGAAAAGTTTCCTTTTGCTACAGATACAAATGCGACAGATGTTGGTGATCTAACACAAGCAAGAAGTCAAACATCTGGACAATCATCATCAGTATCAGGATATAACTCAGGTGGTGCTACTCCACCCGTTGTCAATACAATCGACAAGTTCCCATTTGCAACTGATAGTAATGCAACTGATGTTGGTGATCTAACACAGACTAGACGGCATGCCGGAGGGCAATCATCAACAGTATCAGGATATACATCAGGTGGTTTTACTGCTACAGATCATGTCAACACAATAGACAAGTTTCCGTTTGTTTCAGATAGTAATGCAACTGATGTTGGCAACTTGACACAAGTACGGCAAGCAATTGCGGGACAACAACACTAAAAAGAATGCTAAATAGTAGGAAGAATTCACGAGGTCAACGATGAGCACAATCGCTGTAAAAAATTTCACGAGCACTCAGGCAAACGAGAATATGGAATTCTCACCGTCTGGCACTGCGAATATGATTGTCACTGCGAACAATATCACGGTGACTTCTGGTGGGCAAATCAACGCAGTTGACTTCAACTCAACTTCTGATGTTCGTCTCAAGCAGAATGTTCAGGCATTGACAGACGCAACCACAGTCATCAACCAACTCCAAGGTGTATCCTTTGATTGGATTGAGAATGGCGAAAGGGCATACGGTCTAATCGCACAAGAGGTTGAAAAGATTGTACCAGAGTTGGTTGAGCATGACGAAACCAAGGATGTCAAGTATCTCAAATACTTGGGATTGATTGCCTATTTGGTTGAGGCAAACAAAGAACTTCAAAGACGAGTGGAAGCACTTGAGTTAGCGGGAGACTAACCCGTGGGATTTCAAGTTAACGGCAACACCTTTATTGACAATACAGGTAGTGCGATATTTAACGCAAACACCATTGTTGCCAATAACTTTTCGGTGCAATTAACACCCTTTGTGTCACGAGAGTCAACCTCTCCGATGCAAGGTACTGTTGCCGGATTTACTGCGGGTGGTAATGACGGAAGTTCACCTCCTGTAGAAACGAATGTCATTGACAAGTTTCCATTCGCAAACGAACTCACTGCGGTAGACCACGGTGACCTTCAAGGTCCGAAACGTTTACACACAAGTTCATCATCTGATACTCAAGGGTTCGTGGCAGGTGGTTATTTTGCACCCGTATCACCTGCCAATCTAAACATAATTGATAAGTTTCCCTTTGCAACAAACACAACTGCATCCGATCACGGTGATTTGGGTGCAAATAGAAGACAACTAGCAGGGCATTCCTCAACAACTCAAGGGTTTGTATCTGGTGGTATTGAACCACCTCCCGCAAGAGTGAATACGGTTGAAAAGTATAACTTTGCATCTAATGTCACTGCATCAGATCACGGTGACTTAGTAGTCGCAACCGAAGACCATGCAGGACAATCTTCTGAAACGCACGGATATGCCACTGGTGGTTTAGCACCCTCAACCCCCAATACACTAAACACTATTACAAAGTTTGCATTTGATACGAATACAACGGCATCAGATATTGGTGACTTGACAGTATTGAGAACTGCCACAACTGGTGACTCTTCTAAATCGCATGGTTACACTTTGTCTGGTTTTCAAAACCCACCACTTGTGACGCTGAATGTGATTGACAAATTTCCATTTAGTAGCGACACAAACGCAACGGATGTTGGTGATACAGTAGATGGGGTATATTATGTGTCTGGGCAAAATTCTAGAGAACACGGATATATATCTGGTGGGGCAGGAAATAGTTTCTATAAGACGATGATACAACGGTTTCCATTTGCGATTGACACAAATGCTTCAGATGTCGGAGATTTGACGCAAGCACGGGGTCAAAACGCAGGAGCACAGGACTAAGATATGTCATTGAAAGTCGCAAACACAATCGTAATTACCGATGACCTACGGGGTCGTTTTGCGAACACCACATTTACAAATGGTGCGTATCTTGTAATGCCAGAAGACCCATCGGTGGAGTTTCGGTTCCAAGGGACGATTAGTGGGTATATTGCTGGCGGTGATACTGTACCAAGAGCATCAATCCAAAAGTTTCCATTTGCCTCTTCTACCAATGCAACTGAAGTCGGTGTTTTGACACAATTGAAAATTGATCCCTCAATGCAGTCGTCGCAGTCACATGGATATACAGCAGCAGGGTTTCAACCTGACGGACCTAGTGCTAGTAATGTTATAGATAAGTTTCCGTTTGCTACAGATGCTGGAGCATCAGATGTCGGTGATATCAGTCAATCAAAAGAAAGTCCAAGTGGTCACTCCTCTTTATTGAATTCGTATGGATATTCTGCGTCAGGTAATCTAGGTCCATCGTTTACTCAACAAATAGATAGATTTCCATTTGCATCTGATACAAACTCAGTAAAAACAGGCGACACGACATCACCAGGTAGATACAGGCATGGTGGACATTCTTCTGATACTAAAGGATATATGTCTGGGGCATTAGTTACTTCTCCATCAACCGCAGTCACCAATGTCATAGAAAGTTTTTCTTTTGTAAATGATATAGGAGATGGTGGAGATGTCGGTGATTTAGGAACAGCAGTAAAAGGTCCGGCATCAATATCTTCAGAAACGCATGGGTATGCGGCAACAGGTGGAAGTCATCCGGCAGGGACTTACAACACCATCAATCAAAAGTTTTCTTTTGTTACTGATGGAAATTCGTCAAATGTAGGTTCACTGAACAATGGACGAGACCAAGCATATGGTGTATCTTCCACAACCCACGGTTTTGTTGCCGGAGGTAAAAATCCAAGTGCAATTAGTTCAATTGAAAGATTTCCTTATGCTTCTGATAGTGAAAATGCATCTGGAGTCGGTGATTTAGTTGCTGCCAGAACAAGGGGTTCTGAAGAGGGGAGTCAAAGGTAATGGCAGGTTTCACCGTAGGCAACACCAACATCTTTACGAGCAATACCTTTTCTGGGACTTTCAATGAGTTGACGGTCAATAATCAGTTTATATTTGAGGATGCAGGTTCACATTTTCAAGGTGAGACTTCTGGATTTGCGAGTGGTGGACTTGCCCCAGCAAATTCAAATGTAATTGATAAATTTTCATTTACATCAGATGGTAATGCTACAGATCATGGTGATCTAACACAAGCAAGAACTGAAGTGTCTGGGCAGTCTTCTTCTACTAATGGATACACATCTGGTGGAACTGGTCCTGCTGTAGCAAATATTATTGATAAATTTCCGTTTGCATCAAGTGGTAATGCTACTGATGTGGGAGATTTATCACAGACCAGAACTGCCACATCAGGTCAATCTTCAACTACACATGGTTATGCATCTGGTGGGAATACTCCTCCTAGAATTGAAACAATAGATAAGTTTTCATTTCTAAGTGACGGTAATGCCACTGATGTAGGAGACCTTTCTACACAAGCATCTGATTCTGCGGGGCACTCATCATCAACGGATGGATATGTATCGGCAGGTTACGTTGATAGTATTCCAGGAAGAAGGTCAACAATTGATAAGTTTCCTTTTAGTTCAGACACGAATGCCACCGCAGTTGGAAGTCTAACACGAGTACGATTTGGACTAACTGGAATGTCTTCAGATACAAATGGTTACTCAGCAGGTGGTGATTTTCCTCCCTCAGTAGACACTATTGATAAATTTCCATTTGCCACTAATGTACAGTCTTCATTAGTAGGTGAGTTACTCAATCCTAATTTTGGACCTACTGGTCAATCTTCAACGACTCATGGTTATGCATCAGGTGGTTTGATTCCTAGTCCAGCACTAACTGACACGATTCAAAAGTTTCCATTTGCTACTGATAATGTTATAACTGATGTAGGAAACTTGACTGTAGCAAGAAGAAACTTAGCAGGACAACAGGTGTAACGATGGCAATCAAAATCAATCGTGACGGGATACAGTTCAAAAATTTCAGCATACAAAACACTGCTGACGGAATTTATATCGACGGAACATTCACTGCGAACGGTCAGTTTGTTGATGCGACTCAAGCACAGGGGAGTGTGAGTGGGTATACGAGTGGTGGTGGGGTATCCAATCCATCACCTCCACCAGGAACACTAACTGTGGATACAATTGATAAGTTTCCATTTGTAACAGACACAAATGCCACTGATGTAGGTAATTTGTCCCAAAGTAGGAATACTGTAACAGGGCAATCCTCACAAGAAAATGGATATACATCGGGTGGTTTTGATCCAGGTCGTCTAGACACAATTGATAAGTATCCCTTTTCATCAGACACAAATGCCACTGATGTTGGTAATTTGACACAAACAAGAAGTCAACTAGCAGGACAGTCATCAACAATATCAGGGTACGCATCAGGCGGTTTTGCTCCTCCACAAACTAATGTAATTGATAAGTTCCCATTTGCCGTAGATACAAATGCTACAGATGTTGGTGATCTAACACAAGCAAGGCGAGAAGTAGCAGGACAGTCATCAACAGTATCAGGATACTCATCAGGTGGTTTTGCACCACCTAATGTCAACACGATTGATAAGTTTCCATTTTCTATAGATATTAATGCAATAGATGTTGGTGATTTATCACAAGCAAGAATTGCACTTATAGGGCAATCTTCATCGATATCAGGATACTCATCAGGTGGTGATGCATCGGGTCGAGCCAATACAATCGACAAGTTTCCATTTGCCTCTGATAATAATGCAGGGGATGTCGGTGATCTAACACAGGCAAGACAGGACCTTGCAGGACAATCATCAACAGTATCTGGATACTCATCAGGTGGTGATGCACCAGGAGGTGTCAACACGATTGACAAGTTTCCTTTTGCTGTTGATACTGATGCATCGGATGTGGGAAATCTATCACAGACAAGAAATGCAGTAGCAGGTCAACAAGTATAACTTGACACCACTCTTCTAATCTAGTATAATATCATTATTTCAACTCGTGAGTATAGTATGAAAACAATCCACTTCTGTAGCGGTCTACCCCGAACGGGTAGTACCGTGCTGATGAATATTCTACAGCAAAACCCCCAAGTATTCACTACGGGTACTTGTGCACTCCCCACTCTACTCAAAGACCACATCCTTGTCAAGTCACGGTTTCGTGAATGCTTTCAGGCAATGGCAACACACCAAGCAGATGCCGCAATGTACGGTCTCATCCACGGTGCGTCTCAAGGTTGGTTTGAGGGACTGACATCCAAACCTGTCGTCATCTCAAAGAACAGAGGATGGTCTGACATTAATCATTTGTTTCCGAACAGCAAGACGATTGCGTGTGTGCGTGACATACGAGACATCATCGAAAGTTTTGAGCGAGTGAACTCCAAAATCAAGGCACTGCACTCGTTTGGTGACGCACAACACCTCTATCCATCAATGATGGAAGTAGAAAAATATGACTACTTCTTCAAGGAAGGCAATGCATTCTCTGCGGGACTATATCAAGAACTTCCAAGACTGATGGAAATATACAAGCAAGACCCATCTCGTGTCAAGTTTGTACGGTACGAAGATTTACTTAAAGACCCACACGGGATGCTACAGAACATCTATGCGTTTCTGGGATTGTCATACTACGAGCACGACTTGAACCACATCGAGCAGTCCGACTTATTTGAGCATGACCACGCATACTTTAGAGAACGCACAGACCACCACACTCAACCCCAATTGATGCCTTGGAAGGAACCCACACGCTCTCTGTCCGAAGGTTTCCACAACAAGGTAATTGCCAACCACAAATGGTTCTATGAAGGATTTTACCCTGATGTGCTCGTTTGAACCCGTCAATGTCAACGGTCAACCTACCTTTGTTGCGAAGGCAATGATTAGTGAAGATGCCTGTAATCAAGTCATCCAAGCATTCAATGTTCTTGACCCACATCAAGGAGTCATCGCAGGAGGTGTTGACAAAAGCAAAAAAGAGTCGTATGATATATCCTTGCCACCTAACTATGTGTTGAAGAATTACCAAACACAATTAGATGAGGTGGTTCACTGTTATCAGCATTATTTTCGGTTGGATGAATTTGGTCCTCCGCTACGGATACGAGAACACATCAATATTCAGTGGTATCCAAAGGGCGGTGGTGCGTATCACAAAATTCATTGTGACAGAGGTATTGTCGGTGACAGTCCATACAGGGAGATGGTCTTTATGACTTATCTCAATACTGTTGAAGAAGGGGGCGAAACACAGTTTATGTTTCAGAACTTGAAGTTCAGACCTGTCAAGGGATTGACTCTGATTTTTCCCACAGGATGGACTCATCTCCACAAGGGATGCCCTTCTCCAACTGATGACAAATTGATTATCACAGGATGGATTAGTAATGCACTCTAATCAGGAAAACATTTTCCATACCCCGGTTTGGGGGTTTATCTTCAGTGAGTCAAACTATCAGACATTTGACTACACTGATTACATTATAGAATTGTCACAAACGACTCCAAGCGAAACCAAGTCAAACTTTGGAGGATGGCAGTCAAAGGACGACTTACACACACATCCCATCTTTCGGGAGTTCTGTTCTAGTTTGATAAAAACGATGGAAAGTATCACTGAGCAGTACACTCCAAAAAGAATGGAAATTCAGTCAATGTGGGCAAATATCAACACTAAATACAACTATAACGCACACCACACGCACGAAGGTGTCCTCTCTGGAGTTTATTACTGTCAAGTGCCAGAGAACAGTGGTCGTTTGATTTTGGTTGACCCATCGGTCCGAAATCACAATTCAGTCATCAAAAACAATAACTATGGTATCAAACCAGAGCGATTGGCATGTATTGTGTTTCCAAGTTGGTTAGAACATTATGTGGAACCCAATCAAACAGACGAACCAAGAATTAGTATTAGTTTTAATATAGGTGAAAAATGAAGACACCCCAAGAAGTATTTGACAAAGATGGATATGTCGTACTCAAAGATGCACTAACAAAACAGCAGTGTGATGAACTCGTTCAGCATATGTTTAGTTTGAACGAAAAGGGTGCGTTAGTCAAAGATGACCAATGCCCCCTATCGGATGCCGTATACGGTGATGAGGTATTTGATAGTTTGATGATGAAGTTTGCCGAACCACTTGGTAAGCAAATCGGTAAACGACTGCTTCCTACCTATACATACGCACGGATTTATCGTCCGGGTGATGTGCTGAAGAAGCACAAAGACCGCCCATCGTGCGAGATTTCAACCACACTGACATTAGGTTGGGATGCCAAGCACTCCTGGCCAATCTATATGGACGAACAAAAAGAAACGATGGTTCAAATGGAAGTCGGTGAAATGGTTGCCTACAAAGGATGTGAAGTCCTACACTGGAGAAAACCATTCAAGGGCAACTGGCACTGTCAGGTATTCCTACACTATGTGGATGCCGATGGACCGTTCGCAGACCACGCATTTGACGGTCGTAAGGGCATCGGTATGGATAAGACCGAAGGCAATCTGCGAGGCAACAATGCCGAAGTAGAGCAACCCAAGCAGATGCTGACACAACCACAACCCCAACAACCGTTGGATGTTTCGGTCAAGAATCCGATTACGAATGCAACTTTGATTCCAAGCGAAGACGACTTCTTCCCAGGATATTTCCCAATCTTTTCGGAGAATCTACCACAGTTGATGTTTACACCCCAAGAGTGTGACCGTCTCATTCAGGTGGCACGGGACTCTTATCCATCCACTGCGTCTGTCGGTGGTTCGTCTGACAACTCTCGTATTGCCAGAGACATTCGTAAAGCAGACATATATAATATAGAGAATAATGATGAGTGGAAGTGGGTCTACGAAAAGGTTGCGAAGATTGTCGGTGTTGCCAACAAGGTACACTTTCAGTATGACATTACTGGCATCACGCACTCTCTTCAGTTGATTCATTACACTTGTGATGAAGAAATCAAAGGGCACTACGATTGGCACATTGATGCGGGTCGGGGTGAACCTGCGACACGGAAGATTTCATTTACGGCACAACTCTCTAACCCCACAGATTATGAAGGATGTGAGTTGATTGTGAATGACCACTGTAATGAAGTAACAGGTATATTAGAACGAGGTTCGGTGAGTTTGTTCCCGTCCTATATGCCACATACAGTGACTGATATTAGCAAGGGTGAACGGTTCGCTCTTGTGATTTGGATACATGGGTCTAGGAGATTCAAATAATGTCGAGTAAGACAAACGAAAAAGTGACTGAACTTCAGTTGAAAAGTGAAGAGCAAGATAAACCACTTGCTATCTTTGAGGAGATTCGTACCAACACCAATCTGATGGTGTCTGATCCCGCAAAGATGAAAGTGCCAAATGCGATGGTGTTTGGTCGGGGCACGACAGGCAATCTCCCATCGTTTGGGGGTCGCACACTCAACGAGAACACACAACTCGTAGACCAAGCATTGGAAAATGTGGGTGAGTTAGAAAGCATTTGGAACCACTCACACTCACAGTGGGCATGGAAGCACATCAACTTCTCGTACCATTCACCGATGAAGAATATGCGTCAGATTTCGGCAGAGATTGCTCGCAAGAAGTCGGCACTCAACGAAGCAAAATGGCGACAGGTCAAGAACGAAGCAAAGATTCGTAAGATTGAAGACGAACTTGTCAATAGCACAGACATTGACTATTGGCGTGAAGTTGACCTCAAAATCAAACTTGCCGAACTCAAAGAAGGTATGGTTGAGGGAACCAAGTACATTGAAGGTGCGATGAAAGATGTTATGGCACTCAATGAAATCTACGAACAACTCAAGGGTAAGGTCAACTCTTTCAACGAACACGATGTTGAAAAGGAAGAAACCAAGTCACACCTGAAACGTTCTATCGTTCAGTCCATTCGTGATGTGCGTCAGTACGGATGCATCTCAAAGGGTGAGCAGGAGTATGTGGAGCAAATCGGTGTCAATCCGATGAAACTTCAGAAACTCATTCAGAAGTATGTTGCGTCCGAAGCAGAGCAAGAGCATTGGGACAACCGTGAACTGATTGCGTTTGTTGACCAATTGACTGAAGAACTTGCCGAAGTTCACAAGGTAGACCATGTGCGTATGGAACTGATGGGATATGACCCAGAACCATCCGAAGATTGGTCTTACACAGACAAACTCGCACTTCCACACACAATGCGTGATGATGACGAAGAAGAATAGTTATAAATACACATACTGTATTGAAAACATCCTAACGAACAACGGAGAGGAAGAATAATGGCAGTCGCAGAGTACATGATGCACCGTATCGAAGGCGGTACTCGTAGAGCAGTACCTGAGTTCATTGGTGATCGGGGGCATTGGCAGTCACCTATTGACAAATCATACATCGGTTGGATTGACGATGCTAGGGACTACTATGTTCCTGATACGGTCACAACTCTGACAAAAGCAGAGTTTGTTACTCGTCTGTTGACAATTCACAACACTGAAGGTCATGCTTACATGACAAGTGTCGAACCAGATGAAACACCAGTTGAGTTGTCAAACACAGAAGTAACAACCACTGCTGAAACTTGGTATGACGCATTCGTCACAAAGAACTCATAAGAACGGTAATACATAATGGAAAGAATGTTAGCACAGAAACTCGTTGAGATGGAAGTCAACGAGTTGACTGACTTGTTGGAGAAACTCAACAGAATGGATCGTGATGCTTATAGTGTGCTGAAAGAATTGGTTGATGACCTAATCTAAAGGAAAGTCATGTCCATCAGAATCAGTAATACCTCAATTCACTTTGGGAACTTTACCCTCACCTCAAATACTGAGGGATTTAGTTTTGATGGTAAGATTCGTGCCAAGCGTAGGTTTGTTGATAGCAAAACTCCAGGAGTACAAGGTCAGATTTCTGGATATGCGTCTGGTGGATACGCCCCAAGTATCACTAATACAATTCAGAAGTTTCCTTTTGCTGTAGACAATAATACTACTGATGTTGCTAACCTAACACAAGCAAGACAACAAGCATCAGGTGCTTCATCTAAAACACATGGATATTTTTCTGGTGGGGCATCGCCATCAACAGTAGATACTATCGAAAAGTTTCCATATGCTCTTGATGCTGACGCATCTGATGTTGGTAATCTCATTGCTGCCTCCAAAGATCACACTGGAAGTAGTTCAGATACTCATGGTTATGCACAAGGTACACCCGACCCCACTTCACCATCCGGCAATATTCAAAAGTTCCCATTTGCTACTGATACAAATGCGTCTAATGTGGCAGATTTGACCCAAGAACGAGTATTATCTGCTGGATCATCTTCTAGAACTCATGGATATACATCAGGTGGTTGGAATCCAGAGCGTAATACGATTGACAAATACCCATTTGCGGTAGATGCTAATGCAACCGATGTTGGTGATTTATCACGAACTTTACGACAATGCGTAGGTGGGCAATCATCAGTCAATGCATATGTAATGGGTGGTTCTTACAGTCATCCAGGTGCAGGAACTAAAGTAGATAGAATTCACAAATTACCATTTGCAACTGATACTAATGCTACAGATATTGCTAACCTTACTGTCGCCAGAAATTTTGCATCTGCACAGTCTTCTCTTACAAACCAGTATACTAGTGGTGGTAATGATCCCTCTTCTCAATCTACTGTAATTGATAAGATTCCTTTTTCCTCTGATGTCAATGCGAAGGATGTTGGTGATTTGCTTGCGGCGACTGCAAGTTCAGTGGGAGCACAAAACTAATGGCAATCAATATCACCCCCACAACAATTCAGGTCGGCAACTTTAAGTTCAGAGAAACTGACACGGGTATTGAGTTTACTGGTCAGGCAAACACTGCGGGGATTGTTAGTGGTCATCAAGCACAGGGTAGTGTGAGTGGGTATACGAGTGGTGGACTTACTTCACCTTCAACTCGTGTCAACACAATTGATAAGCATTCATTCAGTGTAGATAATAATGCGACTGATGTTGGTGATTTGACTGCCGCAAGGCAAAATCCAGCAGGGCAATCATCTTCTACACACGGTTACACATCAGGCGGTGATGCACCACCTCAAGTCAATACGATTGATAAGTTCCCCTTTGCGGTTGATGCCAACGCAACAGATGTTGGTGATGTCACACAGGCGAGAAGAGAAGCGGCAGGACAATCTTCATCAGTAAGTGGTTACTCTACTGGTGGTACACCAGGATCAGGTCAAACAAATATTATTGACAAGTTCCCATTTGCGACTGACAGTGATGCCACAGATGTTGGTGACTTGACAGCAGTAAGACAAGCACCCACAGGACAAAATTCAGATACTTTTGGATATACTTCTGGGGGTTACACTTCCCCAGGATCAACTGGAAGACGAAATATTATTGACAAATTTCCATTTTCAGTAGACACAAACGCATCAGATGTCGGTGATCTAACACAGGCAAGAAACGCACAATCTGGTCAATCGTCATCTACATTTGGATACAACTCAGGGGGGTATAGAACCCCCCCACCAACACCGGGTGTTGTCGATACAGTTGATAAATTTCCATTCTCTGTTGATGTAAATGCTACTGATGTTGGCAATTTGACACAAGGTAGATATTCTTTAGCAGGGCAGTCATCTACTGTATCAGGATACACAACAGGTGGTACTGCTCCAGTACCATCCACTGATGGGAACGTGATTGATAAGTTTCCTTTTGTTTCAGATAATAATTCAACTGATGTTGGTGATTTATCTCTAGCACGACTCAGGTCTGTAGGTCAACAAGTCTAACCACCCCACTCTGATACATATAAATAGAACAGAAATGTATCGGAGAATCAAATGGCAGTCCCAGCGTCAAGACAACAACTCAAAGATTATTGTCTCAGAAGATTAGGTTCGCCAGTTGTAGACATCAATGTTGATGATGAACAAGTCGATGACCGCATTGATGACGCACTAGAATACTATCAGG